CCATGCATTTTCCCATTCGCCTCACGAATAAAGGTCTTTAGCTCAGCCACCGTCAAAGAATCAAACAGGGACAAAGCATGATCCCTGAGAGCCGCATTCAACTCATCAATAGCCAAAGGCTTAGAAACCGACGTCGTACGCCACCCCAAAGAATCAGAAACCTTTGGGTTCGTATGGTTCATTTTACGCTGTTTGTACAGGTTCCGGTAACCCACCCTGGCCAAAGACTTCAAGGTCGTTAGACCATGGTTGTTGGATTCAACACCGATCAAAGCGTGGTTGTAGAAATAACCCAAAGCAACCAACACATCCTCACCAAACAAGTCTGGGTCAATGTGCCCATGCCAATGGGCGACAACGATTCCTGTGTCCGCAGAAATAATATGGGCTGAGCTGTAGTCACCATGCCCCAAGCCTTCAGCGACGTCTGCCCCAATCACATAGGATTCGCCTTCTTGAGGCATTTCCCAAATACGGAGAGGACCACCGTCCTCAACGAATCTGAAGACGGTTCTGACGCTGGTTGAACTGAGGTAGCCTTCTTCGGGGATTATTGGTTCAATTTCTCGGAGGACGTCCAAGTCGAAGACTGGACGACCAGAACGAACAAATGCTTCTTCTGGGTCACTTGGGTATTCCTGTGCTAACTGCCAATCTGGCAGGTCACGTTTCTTGGCTTCATACCAAGACTGGTCACGATCTCCAGCTGACCATGGGAAGAAGATTCCTTTGAATCGGTTGGTTGCATTCTGCGAACCAACCCACAGCTGGTGAAAAATGTTTCCTTCACCGTTAGCGGTTGACAGACAGATGACACGTCCACCGACGTCAGCAATTGGTTCGATAGAAGCCCATGCTTCTTCAGGGTTCGGCAAGAACGCCATTTCGTCAATAACGACACGGTACACGGATTCACCACGTGCCGGATCATTGCCTGAAGGCAAAGATTCAATTGCAGAATCGTTTGAGAAAACCATCTTCAACTGGTTATCTGAAACCAGTTCTGGTCCACGGACCTTCATCCATTGTGGCATCATCTTGTAGCCGTATTTGGTTTTCTGCAAAAGCTTGGATGCTTCACGCTCGGTACGACTCAGCATGACAACGAATCGGTCTGCCCAGAAGAATGATTCCCAAAATACGAATGCTGCGGCTAATGTGGAGAACCCGATCTGGCGTGCTTTGAGAACAATGCTGTAACGCTCTTCAATCCAGGTGCGCACAGTTTCTTCTTGTGCTTCACGCAGAACAAACTTGATGCGACCACGCTCAGGGTGGCGGATTGTCCAATATGTTGAGCAGAAATGAGCAAACGCTTCAACAAGTTCGTCTGCTGAACCATTCTCTGGACCTCTGCATTTGCGCCATTCCTTCTCGTTGAGAAGGTCTGTCAGTTCCATTACTTTGCTCGCTTACGCCCCCGGGAGGCCATCTTCTGAAACTTGGCTTTACCGTACTTCTTGCGACCAATACTGGCTGCTAAAGCACCGGGATTCTTTACCCCCTGGGACTTCAGACTTTTTTCAAGTTTGGCGAAACGTCCACCACCGCCAACACGCATTGATCGTGCCACTACCTAGCCTTCTTCCGAACAGCCTTCTTCTTCACAACAACACGACGACCAAAGCGTGAATCCTTCGGATCCAGCCAAGAGTAAACAACCGGAATCAATGCGGCCACACCTGCATTCAGGATTACAGTCCAGTCACGGCTACCAGCCGAGTAGGCCGCAATCACAGCGGCCGCAAATACTTTTGCCCAAGACTTGGCGATGGCTTTGTGTTCACTAGAGAACTTCATCAACAACCTCTGGGATTACTGGTGCAACAAAATCCTTTGCCGTTTCATCGTAGATGAAACCAATGCCAGCATAAGTTTTGCCTGCGGTGTCAAAGAATGTTTCGACCCATCGACCTGGGTATCGGTCTGGGTTTTCAGCCATAAATTGCGCCGTTACAACAGCAATATGAATCACTTCATTGTTCTCATCTAGTTGTGCAAAATACTGCGACATAGTTTCTCCTTATACCTTGAACCGAACATAAACAACACCAGAACTACCTAACCCTCGTGTTCCTGTTGTTGAACCGCCGCCTCCAGAGCCAGTATTTACAACACCATTGGTAGCATTCCCTGTTCCAGCAGCACCATTTCCGCCAACACCACTACCCCCAGCGCCACCAGTCGTAGCACCGCCACCACCACCACCGCCTGCAACATAGGTTGCGGAACCACCAATGAAACCGCTTATGTCGTAACCTGTTCCACCAGCACCACCAACATTGCTGCTCACAAAGTTCTGACCAGCCCCACCGAATCCACCACCTCCGCCAGACCCTTGTGCAACGCCTGTATTTCCGTAACCACCCAGATTACCTTGATTACCAAAATTATTATATGCAGTTGTATTTGCTGTATGTGATTGACCACCAGCAGAAGCACCGTACAGTGAGTCAAATGGACCACTAGTTGCAATCCCACTACCACCGTAGCCAGCGACAATACAACCAGAATCAGTATAAACAAAGGTTGAACCGCTATTTACACCCCCACCGCCAGCACCAATGGTAATTGTTTTGTTTGATGAAAGGTACACAGTTGCGATAACTACACCACCTGCGCCTCCGCCAGAGCCAGTAACAACAGTATCTCCTCGTTGTGCACCATGACCGCCTCCGCCAACTGCCAAAACATCAAAAAGTCCAGACTTGGAAACAGTCAAAGTTCCGCTTGATGTGAAAGTCAAAAGTGTGTATGACTGACCAGAAACGGTGATGCTCGACGATGTTCCGCCAGTTGCAACCCCGTAACCGATAACGCCGATAACACCCTGAATGAAGTTTGCGCTTACATAACCACCGACTCTCATGCGTTCACCGCCCATCGAACATAAACGATGCCTGACCCACCAGCAGCAGCAGGCCACGAACCGTCTCCACCTCCGCCTCCACCGCCAGTGTTTGTTGTGCCAGCAACAGCAGATGACGAAGATGAGTTAGTGCCTTTTCCACCGCCACCAGAACCACCTGCACCGCCAGTGCCGTTAGAGCAACCGCCACCACCGCCACCGCCCCTATAAGTCGTGCCAGCAGATTGACCTAAGAACGCTGAAATATCTGCACCTGCACCACCAGAGCCACCAACAACATTATCTGTGCCAACATTGCCTACTGCGCCTGCGCCACCACCGCCACCAGCAGCAGTACCAGAACCACCTGCGCCAAGACCGCCACGATTGCCTTGCGTTGCGATACCGACATTGCTTTGTCCTGTGTTGTTGTTTCCACGACAACCAGCAGTTGAAGCACCAGCCAATCCTCGTTCTGTTCCGAAGTTCATACAGCCACCACCAGCAGCGACGATTGCGTTGCTCGTTGTGCCGATGTATGAAGCACCACCCGTTTCACTAGCGGTCGCAGCACCACCAGCACCAACTACAACTGAGTGTGTTCCAGCAGCGAGATAGATGGTGCGTTGTGAAACACCACCGCCACCACCGCCACCGCCACCACCCGTTGTAGCGAATCCACCACCACCACCACCAACAAGAAGCACATCAAACAAACCGCCAGTAGTAACAGTCAAAGTTCCATCGGAGTTGAAATAGACACCGTTGTAAGTGATACCAGCAGTCGTAAATGGCGTGATGGAACCAGTACCACCTGATGCGGTTCCATACGTTGTTAGTGACTGCGCTGTGAGCGCACTCACATAACCAAGTGTCCGACGATTCGGCACAACTACACCGTGATTCGGTTTACGAACCCGTGAACAACAAGTACGTTTGCCGTTCCAGCAAACGCACGAACAACCTTTGCTGTCGCATTACCCTGCAACAACAATCCCGGGACAATTGTGACCAATCCAGCCTCTGGCTGGATGGTTACTTCGATGTTTCCATCTGGTGCGGTGGTTTCCCCCCACTCAATTGTCAACTTGACAGCAGAGGTGCTGGTATTGACTGCGTAAATCCAAATCTCATCAATTGTGGTTGATGTCGTTGAAGCAGTATGAACTGCGGTTCCAGGGGTTGCGGTAGCCGCAACCTTCACACCGAGACCAGTTCCAGTAGAACCCGCTGGCTGAAGAGCCAATTTTGAAAATGTTGCCATACTAAAGACTCCGTTCGTTACATGATGCTTTGGCTTTTATAGACCCAGCGTATTCCGCAGAAATCTCTGCCACCAACCTTTGTATCAAATCGTTACGCCGACGCTGGGCCGTATGACCCCCAATGTGCTGTCTGTACAGCATCTCGGGAATGTGCACCATGTCGGTTGCAAGGTAGGTTCGAACGCATAGTTCGTAATCATCTGCTACTGGAAGGGCTGAATTATGCCCACCAATTTCCCTGTACAAGTCTGCTTTCCAAGCCCTGATGTGGTTTGGGGCGGACACGATATGTCCCATCGTTATTTCGTTGACTGGTGGGGCCGACATCACCCACACCCCGTACTGGTCTGACCAATACTCGGAGCCGTACCCAAAGGCCCAGCCTTTAGGGTACACCCCAGACTCACCCGAAGGGAGAATCTCGCACCAGTCCGAATACACGAACCCAGCATCTGGGTTTGCCAAGAATGCGTCATTTACCTTCTGAAGGCAATCCACAGTCAGTTCGTCATCGTGGTCGAGTTCCGCCAGTATGACGCCTTCGGCAACCATGAACCCCTTGCGTTTCACCGAACCAATTGAGCCAGAATGCACATGAGAGCGGTGCATCTGAATCTTGTAACGTTCATCAGAAGCAAATCCATAAACCTGATTCCAGACATCATTGGTTGTCGAATCATCCCAGATGACCCACTCCCAGTCTCTGAAGGTTTGTGCCTTCAAAGATGCCCATGTTCTTGCTAGAACATCTGGATTTGTGTTGTATGTCGTTGTGACGACAGAAATCATTTTTATGCAAACACCTGCATTGAGATAACCGCTGTATCTGTGTCATACACAGCCGAACCGTTTACTCCCTGCGCTCCACTTGCACCTTGTGGCCCTTGCGGCCCCTGAGAACCTGTTGCACCTTGCGCACCATTTGCACCTTGTGGACCCTGTGGCCCTTGTGCCCCTTGTGCGCCAGTAGTACCAGCACTCCCCTGAGGTCCAGTTGCTCCCTGCGGACCTTGTGGTCCAGCAACCGTACTAGCCGCACCTTGCGCACCCTGTGGTCCCTGTGCACCTTGTGGCCCCTGTGGACCAACCAAAGTTGACTGCGGACCCTCTGCTCCCTGAGAACCCTGTGGACCCTGTGGACCCTGAGCACCCTGTGGTCCCTGAACGGTGGACTGCGGACCTACAGCACCTTGTGCACCCTGCGCCCCCTGAGGACCAATGGCACCCTGTGGTCCAGTAGCACCTTGGGAGCCTTGCGGTCCCTGAACACCAGTTGGCCCCTGAGGACCAGCGTTACCCTGTGGTCCCTGCGGACCCACAGAACCCTGAGCACCAGTATTGCCCTGAGGACCCTGAACGCCAGTTGTACCCTGTGGTCCTTGTGCTCCTTGCGAACCAGTTGAACCCTGTGCTCCAGTATTTCCCTGAACCCCCTGTGGACCAGCAACACCCTGCGCACCTTGAGGACCAGTCGAACCTTGCGAACCCTGTGCACCTTGGACCCCCTGTGCTCCCTGTGCGCCCTGAGCACCCTGAGAACCAGTTGGTCCGATAGTGCCAGATGAAATAACCGTAATAGCGTCGCCAACACTCACTGTAACATTCTGAGTTGCCATCGCTACCTCGTTACGTCCGCCAACACCGTCACGGTGCCAGCAAAAATAGTCGTCACTACCCCACTATTCGTTTCCTCCAAATCCCAATAATGGGTTCCAGAGGCGAGACCAGCTGTAGTACCAGCAGACATCGCACAAGTAATCTCACCAGCGGGACCGTTGCTCACACTGCAAGTAAACGAAGCATCCACAATACCGGAATCTTTTGTCGTGCGAATCTGCGCACGGTACGTCCTACCTGTGACGTCAATTGGTGTAACACCATTCGATGTCATGTTCACAGTAATGTTCTGCGTGTCACCACGAACAATCTTCAAATTCAAACGACCTGGCGTAGCCATCAGTCCTCCCTTAGTTCGTGAACAGCCATCTTAGGCTGAGAATTATCATCAATACCGCAAGCAGGACAAATCCAATGAGTAGCAACAGGCGGATACTCACAACCACACTCAGGACACTCAACAAGATTCATACCACCCTCAACTGAGCCCTGGCCGACTTCTCACGCTCAGCAACAGCAGCAATCAACTGATCCAACTCCTCATCAGACAACTGAGAAGCCTGCTTGGAAGACTGAACCGTCACCGTCGCAGGAGCCATACGATTCGTAGCCTGCAAATACAACTGAGCAGACTTCGTATCACCCTCCAAAGCCTTAGAATACAACGTATCCAAAAGACGCTGAGTACGCTCCGGAGAACCCTGAATATCATCCACCTTCGCCTTCCACAAAGACAAAAACGGCTCACGCTTCTCCCAACGACGCAACGTAGTCTCATTCACCCCCAAATGAACAGCCATCTTATGCTTCGAAGGCGGAACACGCTCACTAGGAGCAGTACACAGCCAATCCAAATACTGTGTCTGCTGTGCACTAAGCTCTAGTTCGTCATTCTGATTCATCAACAATAAACCCACTTTGTTACCTGTGAACGCAATGTAACGGAAGGGGGGGACTATAGGGGGGGAAGGCAAACATGTACCCGATGCCTCACCCCAGGGTGGGGCGAGGGTTACGACCACAGTCCGAAGGAACAAACAATGGCAACAAGCAGAAAAGACCCACGGCTCGCCAGAGCCGGCGTCACAGGATACAACAAACCAAAACGAACCCCAGGACACCCAACCAAATCACACATCGTTGTAGCTAAATCAGGCGGACAGATCAAAACAATCCGTTTCGGACAGCAAGGCGTCCGCACCAACCAGACCGCCGGCCAACGAGAAGCATTCAAATCACGACACGCCAAAAACATTGCACGAGGACCCCTAAGTGCCGCATACTGGGCAGATCGAGTCAAATGGTCCCCCAAAGACACAGCCCAACCCAAAAACAAGAAATGGATAAAAGGCAGCTGAACGTGGCATACAACAAGCCAACACTCAGAAAACGCATCGTCAGCCAAGTCAAAGCAGGCTCACAAGGCGGAAAACCCGGACAATGGTCCGCACGCAAAGCCCAAATAGCCAACCAACGCTACGAAAAAGCAGGCGGAGGCTACACAGGCCCCAAAACCCAAGCCCAATCAAACCTCACCAAATGGACCAAAGAAAAATGGCGCACCTCAGACGGCAAACCAGCCGCCAGACCAGGCGGAACCACACGCTACCTACCAGACGCCGCCTGGAACAAACTCAGCCCAGCCCAAAAAGCCGCAACAAACCGCAAAAAGATAGCTGGATCCAAACAGGGCAAGCAATTCATTGCGAACACAAAAGCAGCAAAAACAGCAGGACGCAACGCAAGACGCCCCCGATAACCCCAAAAGCCTTATATTAAAAGGCCCGCATCCATAATTTAACACCCCCACCCCTATCTTGGCAGAAACCGCTCTCGCCACGAGCTAATACCATCCATAATGTTCTTGGCCCCC